AAGTTGATTCCTGACGAATATTACCCATGATGGTAGCAAGGGCGTTTCTGTCTTTAATACCACGATCCTGGAAAAATGCCAGGGTAGCATTCTCATGTTCATTACACCCTTTACAAATTAGCCTTATTTCTTTTGGCTTTGGTGCAACCTCGCGGATTGCTGTCTTCTTTTCATCTACAAGATCAAACTCCTGAATAATAGAAAAGGGCACTTGTCCTGTAACAGGAGGAGGTGGCCCTTGCAACTTATAGTTGACGAATGGCAGTGATGCCGTACTGGTTGTAACCGTTGCCAGAAGAGGCAGGGCTACTGTAAAGATAGATTGCATTAATTTTAATTGAACTCTACATCCGTATAGAAAGGGGGTACACCCTTTTCTCAAAGGGCACTTTCCACGGCTCTAAATCAAACTCAAAATCTCATAACAAATACCCTACTCATAATAGGGATTTTTACATTATAAGTGAGTATTTATTAATAGTCAATCCTCTGGTTCCAAGGTTACGATTTCAAGTTCGTCACCTTCAGGTTCAATCCATTCATAAAATTCAGCAAGAATAGCACGAGCATCCTCTTTATCTACATTCATATCTGCAGCACGATCAAGAGACCAGGTTCTTACGTGTGCGACAATATCTTCAGTCGTTGTTTCCATAATAATCTTTTCGGAAGTACCTGTTGAGGATGTTGCTATTGTAGAACGCTGGTCCTCCTTCGTCAAGTCCTTCTGTGAGGACATTGTTAAAGAAAAGTTGTCTGGTCTCTTCGAAGTTTGTTTTGCCCTTTGTTTTATGTAATGATAAGATAGTTCTACTAAAATTTTCTCTGCCAAATTTGTCAATGTCTTCTTTAAGTTCCGGACAAGACCCATAGTATTCCTTCCAATTAGATTCTGATTTTACTTTGCGTTTTTTACCTTTTGGCGTTCTAAATTGCCAAAGATATTTTCTGCCAATATACTTTCTTCCATTCAATTTATTTTCTATCAAATAAACGAATCCATAATAGTCTCCAATATCAGAACTCACAAATGGAACTCCATTATAGTTCCACGGGTTCTCATAGTCAATATCTATACTCATCAATTATATCAAGAACTTCATTCAGATATTTATGAGCAAGTCCTTTCATATCCATTTCAGGTCTAATATGATCTTTATGAAGTTTATCTTTCAGTTTCAGAATACGAACTTTTAGTTCTTCTTTATTAAGTTGATTCTTAGGCATAAAAAAAGGGGAGATTACTCTCCCCTATCTATAATACTTTAAGTACTTATACCAGACCACTCTTTACAATAGTCATAATCTCCAAATAAATACTCATCACATTCCGCTGCTTGTTTGTAAGCATTTATAATTTCCTGCTCACACCATTCATCATAATTGGAATCCTGAGAAAGTATTTTTGGTAACATCCTGTTTGATTCCTCCGACTACATATGACTCAACTTCCGTTTCTTGTGGAGCAACTTGAAGTCCTTTAGAGGAAATCCAGTGCTGAGTCCAAGGAAGAGGATTATTATTTGCTGAAATGTCGTATTGTGGTTTTAGCCCAATTGCTTTAAGTCTTCTATTTGCGATCCACTCTACATATTGCTGAAGAAGTTTATCATTTAGACCAATCATGCTTCCATCTTTGAACAGATAGTCTGCCCAACGCTTCTCCTCATTTACAGCACGGTCAAACATAGCATAGGTCCACTCTTCTTCTTCCTTCATGATCTGCTTCATTTCTGGATCATCACCGTCGCGCCATTTGTTCAGAATATTCTGAGTTATGGCTAGATGTTGATTTTCGTCTCTTGCAATGAGAGAGATGATTTTAGCGGATCCTTCCATAAGCTTAAGTTCGCCAAAGGCGAAACTACAAGCAAAACTAACGTAGAAGCGAATACCTTCAAGAATGTTAACGTTTGCGACTGCTCTGTAAAGCTTTCGTTTGACATCGTTAAGTGTTTCCTTTGCGTATGATACTCCTTCAAGATTATACATCCAATCATTGGATGTACCATAAGATTGAGCAGATTGAATAAAGTCATCATATGATTCTGTAACGCTCTTAGCACGCTCCAGAATACGCTCATCGCCAATGATAGTATCAAACACTTCGCTGGGATCTGAATAAACGTTTTTGATAATATAAGTGTATGAACGTGAGTGAATCATTTCCATGAATCCCCATACTTCCATACATGCTTCCAGTTCAGGAAGTGAGCAATATGGGATAAATGCCATTCCAGGACCACGACCCTGAATAGAGTCAAGCATAATCTGATACTTCAGATTAGAAGTATAGATATGCTTTTGCTCTGGACGAAGTGTTTGATAATCTCCACGATCTTTCTGGAGAGAAACCTCTTCAGGTCTCCAGAAGTATCCTAGTTGCTGAGTAGTTAGTTTATCGAATACAGGATATTTGTATGAATCATATCTTTGAACTCCTAAAGGTTTTCCAAAAAACATTGGTTGCTTTTTGGTATTCACTTGCTCAGTATTAAAAACTGTCATACCTTTAATTTGTGTTGATTCCTCTGTTGAAGAAATTTTAAACTGCACAGGATTCACACTCTCCCTCCTCTACTGAACTTAACTCACTTAGCAAATTTTGAAGATTGGGTTTTTCTTCCACTACTTCATCAGTCTTAATATCATAAGTATTTTGATAGTAGCTTGTTTTCCAACCCATCTTGTATGTAGTCAAAAAGTCATTTGCCATTACTGAAGTAGGAACTTCATTGTTTTCATAATTTTCTGGATTATAACTCCAGTTCCCAGAAATTGCTTGGTCAAAGAACTTTTGCATTACCGCAACAACATTAATATAACCAGTGTTGTTAGGCATATCCCACAGAAGCGTGTAGTTGTTCTTGAGAGTATGATACTGCGGAACAATCTGCTTAAGTGGTCCTTTTTTGGATTTTTTAACGGACAAATAATCTCTAGGTGGTTCAATTCCATTTGTTGCGTTTGACACAACGGAACTGCTCTCCGATGGCATCTGTGCTGACAATGTTGAGTGTCTGAGTCCATGTTCCAAGATAGATGCTCTAAGAGTTTCCCAATCATGACTGAGTTTGATTGAAGTAATTTCGTCTACGTCTTTTTTATAAGTGTCGATTGGAAGAATTCCATCAGCATACTTAGTACGACCAAAGTATTCACAATGTCCCTTTTCTTTTGCAAGTTGATTGGATGCCTTTAGAAGATAGTATTGGAAGCTCTCAGAAAGACCATGAACAGCATCCCATGCTTCTTGGTCTGCATAATTATATCCAAGTTTTGCCAAATAGTGGGCAAGACCAATAAACCCTACACCAAGAGAACGACGTGCCTTGGTGGCGATTTCTGCCGCCACTACGGGGTATTTCTGATAGTCAATCAATTCATCCAAACCACGAACAGAAAGATCACAAAGATCCTCAAGTTCTTCATCAGACTTTACTTTGCCAACATTGATTGCAGAAAGAATACATAGTGCAATTTCGCCATTAGGATCATCAATATGTTGAACAGGATAAGTTGGAAGAGTAATTTCTTGACATAGATTGCTCATCTCAACTTTGTCCTTAAAGGATGAATGAGAATTGCAGTGGTCGATATTCATAATATAGATGCGACCAGTTTCAGCTCTTTCTTTAAGAAGACTGAGAATAAGTTCTTGTGCTTTAATAGTTTTTTTCGGAACGGACGGATTGTTCTCATACGAAATGTAGAGATCATCAAAACCAGAAAGTCCGAAAGAATCATAAAGTCCAGGTACGTCGTGAGGACTGAAGAGAGTGATCTCTTCATCTCTGATGAACCTTTCATAAAACAACTTAGAAATTTGAATAGAGTAGTCAAGTTTACGAACTCGATTATCTTCAGTTCCTTTGTTGTTCTTAAGAACTAAGATGTCTTCTATTTCTTGGTGCCAGATTGGGAAGTGGACCGTCGCGGATCCACCTCGTATGCCATTTTGCGTGCAACATCTGACAGTCGCTTCAAACTTTTTGAGAAACGGTACAACACCAGTGTGTTGAACTTCTCCACCTCTGATTTTACTGTTGATGCCACGGATTCTACCTGCATTGATGCCGATTCCCGCCCTTTGTGCGACATATCTGCCAATAGCCATATCACTGCTAAAGATAGAATCGAGGGTGTCATCAACATCAACAAGAACACAACTAGCAAATTGTCGAAGTGGCGTCCGCACTCCTGCCATGATTGGGGTTGGGATGTTGATTTTGTGCTTTGAGATTGCGTCATAATACCTCTTTACATATGACATTCTTGTTTCTTTAGGATACTCTGCAAAGATAGTCAAAGCAATCATCATGTACATAAACTGTGGCGTTTCATATACTCCGCCACTACTTCTATCCTGCACGAGGTACTTATCAACTACCTGACGTAAACCTGCATAAGTGAATAAGAAGTCACGATCATGATCAATAAATGATTCAGCACGAGCAATCTCTTCCTGAGAATACTTGTTGTAAATATCATTATCATAAACTTCGGCAGAAACACAATCGATAATATGCTGCTCCAAAGTAGGAAGTTCTTTCATTTTTCCATACAGTTGTTTACGTACAGAGAATAAAAGAAGACGTGCAGCAACATATTGATAATTTGGATGATCCAAATCAATCAGATCTGAAGCAGAACGAATTAAAATTTCCTGAATTTCTTCTGTAGAAATTCCATCATAAAATTGAATTCCTGACTTCATTTCAACTTGACTTGCAGAAACGCCTGCAAGACCTTTACATGCCTCTTCGACCATTAGATGCATTTTGTCTAAGTCAAGAGACTCAATTCGACCATCGCGTTTTTGTACTTTTGTTCCGTTACTCATTTTTTTTTATATAAACTATAGTGTTAAAAAAATTTGTTTTTAATTTTCATTAATCCACTGAAGAAATTCACTACTACCATAAGAAGTTCTCATTCCGAAAATACTATAAACTAAATTCATTTTTTCATTAGAATGTTTATCTATTAACCAGTGCAAATACTTTGAATTCATTTGTTCTCCACACTCTGTAACATCAAGATATTTTTCATCATCTTTCCAAGTTCTCCACGTACAAATAATTTTTGATTGATCTGGTTTAAACCATTCCGGCAAAAAATCATTACTATCCAACCAAGCACATGTATAAGATTTGCATGGTTCTTCCGGTCTATCTTCGTAAATTGAACATCCATTACATCCAACATAATGACAAGGTTTTCCTGCATAGAAAGTATGGCCATATGCTTCTCCATATAACCATCCTTGACAACACATCGTACAGTCTCCGCATTTTCTTTCAGGAAGTTTAGGTTTGTTTTTTTCAGTATTTAACATTTTTTCCACGCAGTAAATTTAAGTTTTGCTTCCAATCCAGAGTAAGTATTGCATTCTATCATATTCTGAACATTCAGTCCAGAAAGCACCATATCATTAATATCCTTCTCTTTTATTGTTGAAGGCCAGATGACAACTTTTTGTCCAGTTTCGATAACACGGGAAATTCTTGATAAGATTTCTGAATTTCGTGGTTCGTTATCATATATCCACACAGCATCGTTAATGCCCCACTTAGAAACATCACCATCAGCACCGCATAGTGCAATCGAATTGGAGATAAATGTACTGTCGAAGGGACCTTCCGTAATGTAGACAATTTTATTTTTTTCAATCTCATCGAGACCGTAGATTTTTGGTGCGTCATCGTTAAGCATTACAGTGATGTATTTAATCTTGCTAGAACCAAGTGCTCTACCTTGAAATCCAACAAGAGTATTTTGATAGAACAAAGGAATAATAATCCTAGGTTCATCTTTAATTGTATCATCGAAGACATCCTTTAAAGAATTTGTCCACGATTTAAATTTATCTGCGTAATAAAATTTATCCGGATTTAATTTTCTACTTTCTAGATATGATTTTGAGGTAGGATTTTCAGATGCTTTAGGTAAGTCTAACTTAGCTTTAAATTTTGGTGTTTCAAAATGAAATACTGGTTCCTCTACAGTAAAGTTTTTTCCAGTCTTTCCTTCTTTAAATTTTTCTAAGGAGTATTGCTTATAAATTACAGAATCAATTTGTTTTAAAAAATTATTAAATGAAATATTAACTCCACAGTTATGACACTTGAAGTTAGTATTATTCTTTACTTGATATAAGTATCCTCTTGCTTTATTTTTATTCCTCTGCGAATCTCCACAAATAGGACACCTAAAATTATAAAGATTACTCTTTACTTTCTTAAATTTTTGGAAGCGAGAAGAAATCAAATTGATGTATTTAACATCAACAAAATCCATAATCAAACCTTAAAGTTTCTCTGCTCTATTATAGACGCTTGTGGTTCTGGTGTCAAGATTTCAATCATGCGAGTATTGTTCGCCAAAAAAGTTACACACGCAATGGCACCGATAGCCATCCAAACTCTTTTTTCTATGGTTTGTACTCTTGCAATAAGTGCGTCATAATCGCGGTCAACTTTATCACGGAGTTTGTCAATTTTAGCAAATAATAAGTTGTCAACCTCTTCTTGTTTCGTAATTCTTTGTTCATGGACGGCAAGCATCCTGCTTACATTACTATTTACCTCACTCATTTTTTCAATAGCATCATCAATTTTTACGATGATGTCTTTTAAATCTTCAAGTTTTTGTTCTAAAATTGCAACCTTAATTTCTTCTGCCATTGTTGGTTTTTAGGTAGTCTAGCCATTTTTTTCTGCTACCAGTTCCACCTTTTAGATAACTTTTTCTTCTCACAAGATTACTAGGAACCGTATCAAATCCAGCTCTAGTTTGATCTCCGGAACTTGTGAATCCGCCAGCACCAACCACCATATTCTCTCTGACGATATCAATTATTCTATCAATTTTATTCTTTTCCATTAGAAATCCTATAAAGTTCGGATAAACAGTAATCATCTACAGGTATGTCATGAATATAACATTTTGGATATTCTGGTAGTTTACCCAAAAAGATTACAAATGTTTTCATCACAGACCATAGATCATTTTCTATTTTAAAAAAGAGCATTGGTGTTGCTGCTTCACCAAAGATATTATAAAGAATAATAAAATGGTTTAAAAGAAGATGTGTTTTTAATATTCCATCTCTTTTATATCGTTTCAATAATCTTTTAATATATTTGAAATGATTTAAATCTCTATCAAAATCCTCTTTAGTTACTGCTTGAGGATTTTCATAGTTTTTAATGGCAAATAGAAGAAAGTTGTCATCATTCAACTCACTAAACAACATAAATTACTCAACATCAAGGAAGGAATAATGCATCATCATCAGCATCTGTCGTTGTGAGAATTCCTCCTGCAACAAGAACTTCATGCTTAACTCTCAGATTTCCTTCAGAGTCAACATAAGTAGCACCGATTGCTACCCATCCACTATGAGTTACTGCATATGCGGTTGTTGCGGCAACTCCAACTTCAAGTTCATCAACACCATATACTAAAGAAGGATTCGTTGTTCCTCTGTATGTTTGACTGACGCCAAGAGCATACTTTGGTTGCTGATTAATATTATATGCAGCATCAGAAATTGCATCTCCACTTAGGAATTGAGTAGAAGCAATAGTGATTGTTGATGCTGAAGAGACTGATGCGATAACTGCCTCACCAAAAGTTGAACCTGCACCAATCTGAATTACGTCACCAGCAGCAACGCCACCAGCAACAAAATCACCACTTCCAGTAACGGTCAAATCTCCATAACTTACAGTGACTACACCGACTGCATAAACTGAATCGTTATTACCCCAGAGTGCCATTCTCTTTACCTTAAAAAATTATTTGCTATGAATATTTATAAAAAATGGAGACCTTAGAATCGGTCTCCATTATGAATATTTTTTTAAAAATCAGCAACCTTTTAGAAGTGCCTTCTTAACAGTTTCTGCAATTACATTATCAATGTCATTATCAGTAGTGTCTACATAACGCTCAAGTAGTTCGACCACAAGACGCTTTGTGTGGCAGGAATTTAGTGCTGCAAGAATAATAGGTTTTACAACCTCTACTAGTACTCCCATGATAACCTCCTATAAGTGGATTCAAAACTATTTAGAAAATATCACTCTTAAATTTATCTTAATAAACTCCTTTTCTTGCTCCAGCCAAACGAATAGTTAAATCCTTAATCTTTTGCAATTGGATTTTTTTCTTCTCCTGCTCCAGTTTTTTATTATCTACAGGAGATGTAGAAGACATTTCAGTTGAGTCATCCATTTGCTCTCCTAGTTTTTTACCACCACGTTCTGCAGTCAGTTTGGCGGCAATGGCCATTTGACGGCGCTGTTCTTTTGTTCTTCCTTTGAATTGTGGAGCATTTGAAGTTTCAAAATCTCTAATTACATCTGCCATATCTGCAGTCGCAAGATTCATTTTTTCATCAATCTCAATTTCTTCCTTTTGGTCCTTTTTCTTTTTGGAAACATAAGTTCTTGGGTCAACAATACCTTTAACAAAGTTTTTTGGATAGTCTCTCATTCTTTTACTATGTTTTGCTGCATATGAAGCACCCCTTGCACCAAGGGCAAGTCCTGCTAAACCACTGATTATTCCAGCATCTTCATCAATCCCAACACTCTCACTTCTAATATCAGCAAGTAAACTATCTAACTTATCTAACTCTGATGTTTTCTTTTTTCTTTGATTTGTCGTTGTCGTTGCTGGTTTTGCAACACTCTTCACATTTTTTCTTTCTTTTGAGGCATCTTTTGTTACTGGATTTGTAGATTTTACCTTTTTATTTGACTTTGCTTTTGCCTTGGGTGGAGTTGTTACACTTCCTTCCCAAGGATCAGCAGGTTTCTCTGCTTTCTTTTTAGTTGGTGGTGTATAAGAACCACTACTTACTCTTTCTTTAGTTCCTACACCAGCACCACGATAGGTTGAGGGTTTTCTCTCGGCAGTTTTAGGTGCTTTATCTCCACCTTCCAGTTTACGTGCAACACCTAATGCACCCTTAGCGACTTTTCTTGCACCTCTTATAGCTGCCGCGTTAGCAGACTTTTTTACATCTCTTACTTTAGATGTAAGTTTTTGTCTTGCAAGTCTACCAACTGCTCTAACTAATTGCCCAGCACCAGTTTTTTTCTTATGTTGATATGGTTTATTAGTATCGTGGCCATAAGTAACAGTTGCTTCAATTAAGGCATACTCAATTGCTTCTTCAATATCATCTTCATCATATCCCTCTTCCAAAAGTTCATCATATACGCTTTCAACAATAAAATCTACTTCATCAATTTCCACCATCTCAAGTAAAGTTCCACCAATTTCATCTACTGCTTCACCAAGTTTGATCCCACCACCCATAGCAGAAGTTTTAACTTTATTATTGATGTTTTTTTTCTCTTTTACTTGCTTATTATCCTCAATGTCTCCCATAACTTCAGAAAGGTCTTGTCTCCAATTTGAGAAACCTTCCTTCACACCTTTTGACTTCTTTTTCTTCCCACCCATTTCATCCTTACCAAGTCTACCGGCAATTACATCACCTCTAGTAATTTTATCGTATGGTGGGTAGTTATTTGCAAGGTTTCCATCATTTGGTTTTTGTGCTTCATCAATTTCATTTTCCTCAACACGATAACCTTTTGGTTTTGATCCAGTTGGTTTTGGGTCTTCAATACGACGACCAGTGACCGTTCCTGGTTTGGGTCTTTGAGGACCATAAGCACTAGAGTTATTTACACCTCTCTCAACTCTTCTTGCAGCAGCTTCCGCATCTGCTCTAGCAACTCTATTACTATTACTCTGCAGTCTTAATCTATTCATAGAAGCATTAGTTTTTTCTTGCTCCGCATCAAGTCTATCGTCAGCAACAGCATTTCTTGCTCTACTAGCAACAGAAACCTGCTCCAAATAAACTTTGGAGATATCATTCAGAGGATTAATAGACATTGTAAACTTACTATTTCTTTACCTTATACTTATTTATAAAATCCTTGACATTTAATTGCTTGTATCCACTATAAGGTTTTGCACCATGCTGCAGATTTGTTTTATCTCCAGGATTAAATCCAGGAGTCATATCAACAGCATACTTAAAGTATCCACCAGTTCCAACCAATGTATTTGGTTTTCCAGGAACTCTCATCTTCCTCTCAACTCTTTTCTCTTGATATTCTTCTCTAAAGTTTTTTGGAAGATTTTTTGCTTGTGGAATAAAAGCACCATATGGACCAACTTTAGGATCTTCCTTATCTACAAATCCATCGATGTTATGATCTCTTCTATTAGTTGCTTTCTTTACAAGTTTTTTTAGATTGGTAGATGGAACTTCTGCTTCTGCTTCCATTACATCACGAATCCAAGACTTAAACATATACTCATCTTCAGTTACACAAATGAGATAATTTGTTCCTCTACGAATAATCTTACCAACAAGACCGGTGTTTAAGTTCTCTACAACATCACCAATTCTAAAAATTCTACCAGTTATATAATTTTCACGAAGAGTTTCTTGATCGAACTTTGGTGCAATTTGCCACAACTCAGCAACTTTTTTCTTTTTCTTTGCACCCATTCCCTGACGTACAGCATCAAAGAGTGATCTTGTATCGCCATCATCCAATGTCTTCGGTGTTCCTTTACGGAAGGAATCAAAGTCATCATCCATTACAGCCTTTCTCATCTTGGATGCCGACATACCAGAAACACCTTCAGCATCAGCATCACGAACTCCAGCAGAGATAACACGAATCAAATCAAACTCATAAAGATCCCCATTATATTTCTGTGCCAGGTTCTCAAACTCTGCTTGTCTATCAGATCCTACAATGATATTAACATTTGCATATCCTGCCTCTGCTGCTGCAATCAATACATTAAAGATTGACTTCATCTCCGCATCATTAATAATGTTCTCTTCAAAATCTGGGAACATCTTTTTCATAAACGAAATCTTCATATCAGGGTCAAGAGGATTCTTCTTGGGATCCTGAGTTCTTGATGGATAAATCTTAAGGTCTCCACCAGTTGCTGCTTTTCTTGCAGACTTAAGAAGTTTTTCGTGTCCTACTGTTGGTGGATTGAAACGACCAAATGCAACAGTTAAAGTATCGCTTCCAGTATCAACATTATCAGTTGATGTTTCTTTTTTTGCAGGTGCTTTTGGTGCAGGTGCTGCAGTTGTTTTTGCTGCTGGTTTTTCTGATGCTGCTGATTTACCTACTGCACCTTTTGGTCGATCTTTGCCACCTTCTACTCTACCCTTATCATAAAATACCAGTTTTCCTTTTTCTGTTTTTGCAACAAATTCTCCACGAGTATCTAACCAACCACCGTGACCATCACTCTTAAGGTTTAACTTCTTCGCTTGCAGAGATGCTTGCGATTGAGTTGCCTCATTTAGAAATTGGAAAAAACTCTTCATATTGATATATCTTATACTTTTATTTATTAAATCTGAAAAAACCCATCACCTGCCTCCATTAATTGCCTGAGCATAATCTTATATGTTTTATTCGCTCCACTACCACTTGAGGCAGAATCAATCCTTGCTCTAAACTGCAGTAATAATTTTCCTTTTTTCCCAGTATTCTTATCAACTAGAAATAATTTGATGGTTGGATTATCATCCGTTGTGGTTTCAACTTTAAACTTTTGTCTTGCTAGAGAATTTTTAAAGGATGAATCAAAAGTTTGAACATTAAAATTTCCACCACCTTTTAATTTTAAAAGAATGACTCCATCTTCATTTCTAGTAGCTCCAAATTTAATCGCTTCATATAAATCTTGAGCAAATTGTGGTTGTCCCTTCATTCTATTCATCGCCTGGCCAGCTGCTTTATAATAAACTGCAGCAGATTGTTTGAGAAGAGTGGCCCAATCACTATTAGTTACATCCTCTCTAGTAGAAAACTTTACACTAAATGCTTCTGTGATATTAAATTCATTAATCATCCCATTACATTTATTTTTTGCAGTTTGACTAACATTAAGTTTTAATAATTCTTTAAACAGTTTCTCAAACTTATCAACACCAAATCCCACCACTTGAGCAAACTGCTCACCACCAGTAACTTTTAAGGATATTTGATTTCTAGTCTGTTTACCATTAACAGTAATCTTAATATCAACCTTAGTTCCTTTTTGATCTGCAGTTCCTGCAGAATCAACAACAATATCGTCAACTTTACCATTATAAGCAAAAACTTGAGATTGAAGTGAAAGTCTTCTATCCTGATTTACATATTTAATTGCACTGTTAATAAAATCAGAAACATCATCTCTGTTACTTTTTACTTTTAAAAAATCCATAGCGTTTTGAGGGAGAGCCAGTTTAAAAGTAATATTATCTTGAACTTGTTTTGTAATTACACGCAAATCATCCACTTTCCTAGTAATAGTTCCCGTACCCAGAACATCATCTAACATATCATCAATGTCTTTTCTAGTAACATTATCTAATGTTCTAGAAGTTTGGCCTTGAATTCTTTTAGCATATCTGGCAGCAACTGCAGCACCAACAAATGCTTCCGCGACATCACCCTTGTTGGCACTAATTTTTTTATTGGACATAATGCTCAGACACTCTTTCAAGTATTTAGAAGTGGAGAATAGCGGTTCTGCCCCGCTTTCTTAACTGTGCAAGAGTTATGTTTTACTAATTAAACTAATCCCCCGATGAAAACATTATAAAACCCTCTCAACTAAAAGTCAAGAGGGTTAGAGCAACCTTCCGTGGTTATTTAGTTCTCGTCTCTCAACTCTTTTTTAATCTCATGCTTCAATTTTTTACGATCTTCATCATCTTCTGCTCTTTGTCTTTGAGCAGATGCATAATCTCTAGATTTCTCTTTGAACTTCTGTATTTGCTCTCTTTGCCTTTGACGCAGTTCTTGGCGGCGTTGTTCTATATCTTCAGAGAACTGTTGATAAGTTTTCATCAACGACCCATTTGCTTAGCATACCACTTCTCAAAGTCATTTCTACGCTCATCACCTATTGGTGGCATAGGAGTTCTTTCTCCACGAACAGGAGCAGACTTTTTCGCTTGCTTACTTTCATACTTCTCAGGGTTCTCACGAGCGTGTTGTGCTTCATCAACATACTCAACTTCTTCATATCTATCACTTTTCTCTAGTTTGCTCTTATAATCACCCCCCTTTGGTGATGTTCTTTCCTTTGGTGATGTTCTTTCCTTTGGATTTCTCTTCATTTTTGCAGGTTGTCTAGCTCCAGATGGAGATGGATCAACTCTCCAAGGTTTTCCGTCTGGAGTTGTACCTCTTAAAGGAACTCCTTCACCCAAAATAATATCAATCGCTTCTTCATCAATCATATTTGCCATCATCCACTCTGCCTCTTCCAGAGTTTCAGCAAATCCTTCTACTTGAAGGAACTCAAGGACTACATCAAAGATATCAAGTTCTTCTTGGCGAAGATCTTGGCGAAGTGCTTTACGACGCTGCTTTTCCTTTTGCTTTGGATTTAAATGGGCGCCTCTTCCACGATTAGCAGAGGGGTCCCAGTTTGGTCCTGGTTCAAATGTAATTCCACCCTTTCCCTTTCTACCAGAATTACGAGCAATAGCTGCTCTCGTGAATTCATCTCTTCTTGATGCTTCATCAAGTTCTTCTTGAGGGGCATAGACCTCAGCATATGCTTCGTATAAACCGCGCAGTTCTTTAGAATCCATCTTTACAAATACTTTTTAGTTATTTATAAAAAAAAGATCCCAAAGGGTCAAACACTAAGAACAGCACTAATATTATCATCAAGTTGTTGAATTACTTCACGAATATCAACTACACGAGGAGGAACACTTTCTTCATTGTATGTATATCCTTTCTGAGCATCAAATAACACTTGACGAACTGCAGCTGCTGCACGAGCATCAAGTTTAAGAGTTACTTGTTTTTCTTTAGTCATAGGTCTCCTTTCACACGATTTTCAGAACGTTCAATACTAAAAGCACCTTCAGGGTAACGAGCACTCAGTTTCTCAAAGTTCATTTGGATCACTTCTTCAAGTGAAATATCAAGTCCAATACATGCCTGAGAAACATACCACATAATATCACCAAGTTCACGCTTGAGGTGAAATAGATTTTCTTGGTTTACAGATTTACCCTGAAATACAATCTTCTTTACAATCTCTGTAAACTCACCAGCTTCAGCACTCATACCTACAGCAGCAGTAAGCAGTCGCTCGGTAGGAAACTCCTGCTCACGCAATTCCATAAGGCGATTGATGAACGAGGTGTGGTCTTTACTAGGATTAGAGGTAGTGGTATTAACGAACTCAACATACTTATCAAGATCAATAGTCATTAGAATTTAAATCCTTCGAACGATTTTTTAGGTTTTGTTTCTTCATAATCATACTCTTCTTCCTTTCCATTGTCAAGGATATCTTGCTGAGCAGATTGTTCGCAGTCATAAAGACGCATTTTTGCTCTATCAATACCAATCACAAAACGCTTATGAATGGTAGGATCATTATAACGATTCTTAAGTTGTTTTACAAGAATCTGGCCAAGTCCTTCAAGTTCTTCCGTACTAATCAAAGCAAACATTAAGTCAGCAGTTGCAGGAAGACCGAAACTTTCTGAAGTATCGGTCAGTTCCACGTCAGATGAACCAAATCCAGAGCGAGTTGTCTGAGTAGCACTTACAATAGGAACATTAAATTCAACAGCAAGACCACGAAGTTCTTCCGCAATTGCTTTCACAAAAGTGTAAGAGTTGATATTTGCATTTCCGCGATAACGAGAAGAAGAACAGATATTCAAATAGTCAATAAAGATAATGTCTGGGCGGAATGACTTCTTCAGTGCAAGTTCATTCAGAAGAGACTTGAAGTGACCTGCATGTGCCGAAGCAGTTGGATACTCTTTGATAATTAATGTACCCTGAGTTTTCTTTGCAAGGTTAGTAACCTTGTTTTCAAACATCTGCTTAGGAAGATCTGCAATATCTTGAATCGGGACATTCAAGAGGTTGGCATCAATTCTTTCAGCAATGCGTTCTTCTGCCATTTCCAGCGTAATGTACAAAACGTTCCGCCCTTGGAGCAAGACGGAGCTAGCCACATGGCACATGAATAAAGACTTGCCGACGCCCGTACCAGCAAGAGCGATGTTAAGAGTTTTGTTAGGGAGACCACCTTTCGTGATTTTATTAAAGTATTCAAGATCAAATTCAATTTTATCCTCCTTT